GGGACGATACGTGGTGTGGGAGGATGGCTGATGGAGAATGGGTATGGGGACCATACAAGCACGGTTACGGATTTAACCCGTATGTGAAAATACAACCAGCATCGTCACTCGATTACGATGTGGGATTACCTGAAGACAGGTACCAGGGCGTTCTTAAACCCGTACACAGCCTTCTCGATTCCGAGGCAAGGCTGATAACACAGTACGAGGCAATTCTCAGGCAGTATGCGTGGAGAACCATAGACTTCTATGGACCCGCATCTTCAGCTGAAGCAACGATGGACGAATACGAACTATTTGCCTCAAAGAACTGGGTCAGACCGAATGTTCAGATACAGCCGTCACCTCTTGCTATGCCACCGCAGGAAATACTCCAGCAACTTGGCATGGTTCAGACAATGATTGAGGAGGCAACTTTCCCTAACGTCGTCAGGGGAATGCGTCCTTCAGGTGTATCCACAGGATTTGCACTGTCAGTTCTTGCTGGCACGGGAAGACTTGTATTCGGTAAATTTGCCGATGCTATGGCTCGTGGCATGGAGCAGGCAAATCAGAGGTTCCTGAAACTTGTTAATAACAAGGCGATGGGTAAGGTCACTGTTCACGCACGGAGTTCTGTGCAGGAATTCGACCAGTCTATTGGGCCGGACGATATTAAGGTATTTTATGAGAACACGGTAACACTGAAAGCAGAGGCACCGGAGGAAAGAGAGCGTGAAGCACTCTTGGCACTCAGGCTCTGGAACGGTGGAAGCGGGCTCATCAGTCTTTACGAGGCGCAGAGAAGAGTCGGTATAACCAATCCGCTTGAGGAACAGAACCAGATGGCCGCTGAGAAGTTGCTTGAAATGGCTCGTGGTCAGCAGGCAGAAGAAGTTGCACAGACAATTCAGCTGGCACAACAGAGAGCCGCCGCAGCTGACATGCCAGCAAATCAGCTTGGGACACAGTACTTACCGGGTCAGGCACAGTTGCAGAGACCTGGTGAAAGAAACATACAGGAACAGAGAGTTGGTACAGGAACTGAAAGAGAATCAACATTTCCACGGGGTATGGGTGGACTAGACCTATTGGGTTCGCAGCTTGCAACCGGAACGGGTGGTGGTCGAAATATGCCGAGTGGACAAAGGGTGAATTAATGGCAAAAGAAACAGATTTACTAAGAGATCCCTTAGTGGCAGCACAGGTAAAATACCAGGAACAAATTGTGGCATTCAAAGAGCAATTTATTCCAAAACAATCGTCACGGAAAACAAATGAGTTTACTCGCAGTTACGGGTTCTCACCAGATATTCTCAAGGATAGAATTCAGTGACTCCTGAAGAGAAACAAAGATATAGTGAAATAGCAGATACTATTAATGCCATACTTACAGGCAGAACCAAAAAAGCTATTGAAGAGAGTGATGAAACGTGGGGAGCCTTGCGTCCATCTGATGAGGAAGTTGCAGCTGTTGTTGAAGCTATTGATTTAGTTGATTACACAGACATCGATAAGATGCTTAACGAGTGGACTTATCAGGCTATTTCATCTCATTATCAGACAACTGATCTAGATCAAGCTCAAATCCATGCTAATATGCCTGCTTTCGGGCAGGGAGGAAAACCTGACATAGTTTTTAATGTAATTAAAAGATACATTTCTAATAATGTGTTAGATGCTGAAGAAATAGAATCGCATATTGGATGGGAATATAAAGTAGGATATCAGGCAGAGATACAGCATCTTCTAAATGCTGCTGATGGAATCACGCAGGCTAACTCTGAAGATTTACTGGATTTTCTTATTGAACCTGGAGTTGGTGCGTACCTTACCATACAGCAGAAACAGGGAAAATTCTTTCGTGAGTACGGGAAAATAGTTAGTCCCGATGATATCTTGGGACCTTTTGTCACATTTTCTACTAATCCAACTGTACAGGCCAATTTTTTTGCTAACTGGCCTGCTATTGAGACAGAAATTCGTCTTTTAGAATCTGGTAACGCAAATCCTCATTACTCAAGAGGTGTCGGAAAATTAATAGTAGATATAGTTGAAGACAGTAATGATCAGGGTTGGATAGATACTTTATTTTCTGATGTCCCTTTAACTAAATCAGAGTGGGCTTTGAGCAAAGATATCAGTGGTGATCAAGAAAAATTACTAGGTGACTGGGCTCAAGACCCTAAATCAATTTTCTCAGGGAAAAACAAATTTACTCCAGACACGATTTTGAAAAATCAATTCGGTGACTGGGCAACTGATGCAAAAAAATTATATCTTGATGAGTTTGAACAAAACGTATATCAGGCACAGAATGAAGCGAGAGAAGCCAATCCTAATATAACAACAGCAGAACTTGCGAATATCACAAGGACTGAAGCAGAACTTGCACAGCAAAACTGGGGAACATATCTTGGCCAAAAAATGGCTGAATTTGAAGAGGGAGAAGCATCAGAACAGGCAGAAGAAGCATCAAAACAGGCATCGGAAAATTATGATGAGCTCATAAAAAGTTTTGCCAATGAGGGTAAAGCAGCCTCCTCTATTGATACCTGGCTTGGTTCAACGGAAATAGGTGAGGAAGAAAAAAAGGAGTTTGCCAAGGCTTTAAGTAACCTATACCCAAGAAGCAGTTTTGAAAAAGATCAGCAACAACGGGAATTCGGTCAATACGGAATAAGCGATACGAGAGACTTGATTGAAGCTACTGTTATGGGATTGCCGGAGGGCACTTTTTCAGACTGGGTTGATAGGGGAACGATTGAGCGTATCCAGGGAATGGAAATAAGGGATGCTCTGGGAGAAGCTGAGACACCTAAAGGTAGGGCTGCCCGTCAGAGACAGGGTTATGCGTTTAGTCCTTTGGGTGATTTGAAACCGTTTAGTGCCCAGAGAGTAGACAGGGAAACAGGTATGCGAATTCAGGAAACTGGTTCAGAATTGATGAAAAATTTACATCTATATCCTCAATTAGTTCAAAACCAAATTCTTTATGGATTAAACAGGCCACAGGGGGACATAGTTAGTGGTCTTGGAAGAGAAACTTCGTTACCTCAAGGATTATTTGAAGGGCTTCCACCCCGGACAACAACAGGTATCACAGGAAAAGAGGTGACATTGCCGTTTGAGGCACCTCCTGGTGGAGCTGGCAGATTTGATCCAAGTTTTATTCAAATGCCGGATTTAACAAAACCCGAGTATAATTTTGGAGGATATAACGTATCTACAGAACAGCCACGCGAAGAGCCTTCTGAGGTAGGAGGATTGTTAGGGTGAACAACAATAATGAACCTATTGGGCTTGAGTCTTTTGAAGGTCTGTTTACGTTACCTCCAGGTGGTGGAAATAAGGTAACAACAGAACAGGCTAAAGCACTTGACGCTGCAGGGGCTTTTTTAGACCCTGAAACAGATCGACCACTTTACAGTGCGCCAATAGATTTTTATCAAGATCGCGCAAAACATAATTTGACTGCAGGATTATGGGATAAGGCTGTAACCCATATGGATGCATTCGATGAATTGTTTTCTCCAATTTCACGTCCAATTGTTTCTTCAATAATCGATCCGATTAAAGATATATTTGATTATGGTTTTTGGGTAGATAAGGATGAAGCAGAACAACAGAAACAGGATTTTCTTGAGGATATAAAGTGGAGCGAACAGACCACCGATGCATTACAGGGATTATTTACCGGAAGACTTGGGTATGGAGAAGCTGTTGAGCAGATAGCAGGTGACTTTCAGGACAGGCCTTTTGCTGAACAGTTGGCAATGTCTTTTGCGAACCCGGCTTCACTTGGTAAGTTTAAATTAGGTGTAGCCGGAGGAAAGACTTTACTTGCCGGGCTGCCGTTTGCAATTGGCAAAACTGGTGATCTTGTCCCTACAGCTAGGAAGCTAAAAAACTTTGCTAAAAACCCTACGTTAAACCTTGAACTAAATTCTCTCGCTTCAGTTGGTAAACTTCCAAAACAGACTTTTAAAAAATGGAGGGAAAGTACACGACTTGGAATTGAAGAAAGACTTATAGATAAATTTGCATATGCGAATAAGGTTACATACAGGCTTAAACGTGAATGGAGACATATGTTTGGGGAAGAAATCCCTGATGCGTTAAATGTAGAAATGCATTTTGCAAATATGTCCGGTCTTGGGGGAAGGGTTCGTTATATAGGTCATGAAGTTTTTAACAAAATGCATCAACATCTTGACGGTATTTCCAGGGTTAAAGTAGATTACTTTTTAAAGTACAAAGACTTACATGCAAAACATATAGCGCATCCAAACAGGGCTCTACCACCTGGAATTAACAGCATTGATGATTTCCAGGGAAAGATTGATGTACTGAGTAGAGAACTTGGAGATGAAGGTTTTGTCAAGGTCCTCAAAGCAGCAATGGTAATTAAAGATGAATACAAAAGGTTGCTCGATGAACTTGTAGATGAAGGCATGGTTGCAAAAGACCTTGCAGAAAAATTAACTAAAATGTATCCGTGGTATAACCCAATTCAATATGCAGATGATATTGCTGAAGTTGCTACTGGCCTACGGGGAACCACGGCTTCCGGCAGAAAAGCATTACGATACTTATCTGAAAAAGGTAACGTAGAAGGATTAGAACAACTTCCTGCTACAGATGTATTTTTAACACAGCTATCCAGACTTGAGTTCA